CAGAGTTGGCAGCGAAACGATCAATACCGCATAAAATCATAGGCAAGACACCGGACGGAGAGGTGGTATATGGATGACTTTGAGAAACAAGTAACTCAATTTATGCAGACTTATTTTTTTAAAGGTTCTAAAAATTGGAGACAATACGAATACGCAAAAACATTTTTAATCGATCACTTTAATCCAAACTGTGAACAATATAAAGTAATGATAAAAATTATTACGGATTGGTTGGAATTATGAATATTGAACAATCACCACACAGCAAAGAGGCCGAATCAGCCGTAATTGGATCGGTATTACTCAATCAAGACGCTTTCCATGAAGCAGCAAAACACATTTACTCCGATGATTTTTATATTATCAAGCATCAATGGATTTGGGGCGCATTCGATCACCTGATAAAAAATCATACTGCAATTGATTTACTTACCGTGTCAAGTTACCTAGAATCACAAAATAAACTTGATGAAATTGGCGGTCAGAATTATCTATTAGAGGTTATCGGTAATACACCATCATCTATGCACGCGGAATACTACGCTAAAGAGGTTGCTGGCTTTGCGTCACGGCGTAGGGCATTGGCCGCAGCGGCATTACTAACTAAAGCAGCCTATGATACCCGGGAAGAAATACAAGAGTTTATCCCGAAATATATTACTGACTTATTGAACATAATTAAAACTGATAATAAGACCAATCATGTATCGGTTGAATTATCGCAGCTTTATGATGACATTGAATACAGGTCAGAAAATCCCCAAGATGTTTACGGGATTCCTTCGGGTATTGAAGCAATTGATAAAATGACCGGTGGAATATTCCAGAAAAAAGAAGCCATGTTGTTATCCGGTGAGCCTGGAAGCGGTAAGTCAATTTTGGCTATGCAAATTGCTTTTCACGCGGCAAAGTTACAGCACCCAGGAGTTATATACGAATTAGAAATGGGAGGGTTGCAGACTTTACGCAGGACTTTATCTTCTCAATCAGGCGTGAACACTCGTAAAATGAAATCGGGCAGGCTAGAGGATGGGGATTGGAATAAGATCACGCGGGCGTATGAGGAATTGTCAGCATATCCCCTTTATTTTTCAGATTCTACCTCATGGACAACTGCCAGCATAAGATCGGACTTGGTCAGACTGAAAACGCTTTATAAAATTGAGTGGTTTGTGGTGGACTATATCCGGCTGCTGAAGGACAGATTTGACGGAAAGGAACCGGAACGGATCGGTATTATCTCGAGCGCGCTACACGACATTTGCAAGGATTTAGATATTGGATTATTGGCTATTCAATCCATGACCAAAGAGGGAATGACTTCGGGCGGAATGACCGGCGTTTACGGCGGTTCGGAATTGCAGCATTGTTTTGATATTATGGCTATTCTCTCAAAAGACACAAAAAGAACGCTTGATAGCGCTGAAATTATGAATATGAAATTTGATAAGTTCAGGGAGAATGATACTGATACCGATTTAGTCCAGTTGGTCAAGAAACAAGGATTCCCAGCGTTCGGAGAATTGGCTAAACCTATGAGTGGGTTCTGAGTAAACCCAACTAAACCGGATTATGTGAAGTGATCGTATTGGAGTAGGTGAGTTAGTCAAAAAGATGGAGTCAAAAAATGAGCGGAATGAAATTTAAAACAAAAAATAGTATTGTAGACGATAACGGTTTTGTGTAGAATTTTGACGGTTACCGCGTTTATGGAGAGGCCGCGGAAGATGATCCAGAACTTGAAGGCGGAATGAATGGGTATCCTTGTAGTTCTTGGGATGAAGCAATTGCAATTTTAATTGATGGTGGTTATATAGAAATGGAACCTATTGAAAACTTATTCAAATAGTGTAATTTAACGCGGATTTCACAGTAATTTTACATACAATCATCATCTAATTGTGTATAGTAATATATGAAAGTGAGGAGAGAATGTCATATAAATATCGTTGCCAAATTGAAGTTACCGAAATGGTACAGGTTGAGGTTGAAGTCGATAATATAATGCAGATCAACCAAAAAGCAAAAGAACAATACGCGAAAGAATATGGAGCTTTGGGTGACGAGCAAATAGTAATTATTGACACAGAATTGATTAGCCATGACTGAAATAACCGAAGCCTTAGCAATAGAATTAACAAAGAACCATCTGAAGAATGGGCAGGATGAAAAGCCGAAAGATTGGGATGCTTTACCAATGGGCGGAGTAAGTATCATGCTTTCTGACAATCGAAGGTTATTTTTCAACCGCGTAGAAGTAGAACACGCGCGGATTCAACTAAATAGGAGTGAGAAATGAGAGTAAAGATAAAGGAAATTCACCCGAAAGATGCTTATTATAATGATCGTGATCGCATTTTAGGTAAAATCATTGATGCAAAAACTGTTCCATGTCCAAGTAATGACGGGTGGTTTAAAACTGATGAAATATTTAATGTTGCTGGATTTGGACGGTGCTATTTTTATAAATTCAAATATGAGCCAGTAGAAGAACCCGTAATTCATTTTAAGTGCGTTCCACCAATTTACACATCAACTTATGAATACGATTTCTCAAAACCAGAGAAGAAGTCCTGGATTCAAAAAATCCGTGGCTATGATGTTCTCGAGAGGCAGGTTCAGGCTTTTTATGACCTGTCCGGAAAGAACAAATCTCTTTATGAGAGAGAAGCGCGAGCCAGAAAATTGGCAGAATACATGCGTGATCGCTACAAAAAAGTTTTTTTGGAAGCTATCCATATAATTGACAAACAAAAATCCCTTGTAGTAGAAAAGTCAAGAGAGTTGGCGCTTATGGAGAAGGTTGCAGATTTATGGCAAGAGAAACTAATCAAGAAAAATGAAGAGATAATGGAGATCGGGCGAAGGCTGAAGTTTTCTGTTGAACACAACAACGTTGAAATAATTGTCGGTAATCCTACAACAGTTTGTAAAGTGTCAATGCCCTCAAAACTTGGCAATAATATTGATTTTTATTCTGTGGAGATTTGCAAACCAACAGACAAGTATGATTACAGGATTGGAGCAATCAAGTCTCTTGAAAACCTATGCAAAGAACGGCGAATCAAAAAGGAAGTAAGAAAAGTTTTATTTGAAAAACTTTTCAAGAAATACCCGGAGCTAAAAAATGAAATGCCAAAAATGTAGGAAGCCGTCTAAGGAACTTAAGTCAGTGTTGTGTATCTTAGACAAGGGATACAGAAATTATCTGCTTTGTCCTAAGTGTCGTGAAGAAATTACGAAGAAAGAAGAGAAGAAATGAAAAAGACGATTGTTATGTGGAACACTGAAAAACCAACGTTCGAGGAAATTAAAGATAAATCTATTTATGTTGCATGGGGAAAATCTCCGATGTGTGGAGTTGGATTTAATTTCACTAGTATTTGTTCCAGGCATTTTTATGATGCATATTTCCTTGATGACTTTATAGCCTACGCTGTTCTGGAGGAAGAAACATACTGCGAGTGGGAAGAGATCGCCGAAGGAGAAAACAAAAACTATTATCGGTCTCAGTGTCAAAAAAATGTTGATGGCATTGAAGGGTGTAATAGACTATGGCTTCCCATTCAAGGTAAAGAAAACTTTTGCCCTCATTGCGGACTCCCAATCCGCATAGTAGCAGAGCCGGAAGCAATGGAATATGAAGGAGTAAACCCAACAGTAAGCCAGATGGATGGTGAGGATAATTGGCATGTTGGATGGCAAAATAACAAATTTAATAAAACTTGTTCTTTTCATTTTTATGGAAAAACAAGGACAGAAGTCATCGAAGCCTGGAACAATTTCGTCAAGAAAATGAAAGGCGGGTGAGGATGTATACGCCAGAATTACATCATGAAATTGACGTAATAATTTTCAACGAAGTAAATGACACAGTTACTCTTACAAAAGAACAAGTAATTGAAATGCACAGAGAAATCGAACGGCAACAAAAAGAAATTGACATTTTCAAAGACGAAAACAAAAAACTTGTCATGTTCATAACGAATATTATTAATATGGCCAAAGACCCAAAAAACCGCAAAGGAACGTCTGAGAATGACGTCTGCATTTATTTGGACGCAGTGATTGATGTTGCAGAAAAATTACTGCGAACTTTGCCGACATTTGAAATTTCCACCGCAGAAAACAGGCAGTTGCGGGAGGTTTTGGAATCTATTTCACGCTACGAACGCACAGATGATGATAGTTTTGATTTGTGTGAAGTTCAGTCTATTGCGCGGGCCGCTTTGGGGGAAAAATGAAAACACCAAAAATAATTTATCTTCAACAAATAAATGACGATGAAATCACCTGGTGTGACGATCAGATAAACGATGACGACGTCGAGTATATCAAGAAGTCAGAATATGATCGAATTATCCAGCGGATTGATAAAATTTCTTCGGATGAAAAAATGATTAATCCAATGGACGAGCCATTAACTGACCAAGAACACGCTATTATTGATGAATTCACAGACAAACAAAATAAAATTGCGCTACTTTGCTCTCTAATATCCGATCTAAAGCAGGACGCGGAGAGGCTAGCAGAATGGTGGAGAGTTCCGGATGATGATAACTACCATTGTCATTATTGTGGCTGTTATACAGATTCTGGTTCGGAGGAATGGCATGATGAAAACTGTCCAATTGTTCAGCATATTAATCTCATGGAGAAAATTGAGAGAGAGGGATTATGAGAATAGGTCGTATCAGAATAAAGTTTGAGCCTCGTGATTTATGGATCGGAGTTTACTGGACAAGATATTTTAATGATTTTTCGCCTGTTTTTGCGTTTGTTTATATTTGTATCGTTCCTACTTTTCCGGTTGTAATTCCTCTAATAAACAAAAAGGCTCCCAATGACTGAACATGACACACAGAAAGCGATAATCGACCTATTGAAAATTAAAGGAGCGGTGGTCACTCGAATAAACTCAGGCAGCATGATAGCTAAGTCGAAAGACGATAGGTGCTACAGAGTTAATCTTGCAGATAAAGGAACATCTGATATCATCGCTCTGTATTGTGGTGTATACCTCGCTATAGAGGTGAAGTACGGCGATAACAAAGCCACGAAAGAACAAGCCGATTTTCTTGAAAGCGTGGCTGCCGCCGGCGGGGTTGGGTTAGTGGCGTATGATTGCGAGTTTGTGAGAAAAATTATATTGGCTATTGATGACAATAAATTCAGGTTTCCAATGACGATATGGGGACTAATTGAATCGAGTTACCCTAACCGCCTATTCGTGAGAGGAGAAGAATGATCAATTTCATTATTGGAATAATGGTTTTATTTTTTATCATCACAATCGTGAGATTCATATTTTTTGTTTTTGACGATGAAGACGAATACAAATGTAACGCAGGAATGACAGACGATGAACTGAGAGAAAGGAATGAGAAAAAATGAAAGCAAATGAAATGACAAACGAGCAACTCAATGAAGCGATTGCAATACAGCGTGGATGGAAACCATGGGATCAACTACAAGGAGAAGATGCGGCTATAGAATGGCGCCGTGATAAAACAAAGCGCCCGCCAGACTATTGCAACGACTGGAAATATGCTGGGGAGCTACTGGAAGAGATTAAAATGGATTTGTTGTATTGTGAAGGAGAATGGTTTGTTACAAATTGGTGTTCTTCTCCAACCCGAGCAATCGCCGAAACCTACGCAATCATGGAAGGAATAGCAGAATGAGCATGAATGACCTTTATAGCGACTGGAAACTTTCCAGGTATCAACAGATAAGGAAATTATTCAAGAGAGGAGTTTCTAAGGATGAATTAGATAAAAGGTTTGGAAATAGAGAAGTGTCAATCGCTTTGGGAAAGAAACTGGTTTATCAGTAAGTGCTATAATAAATTCACAGGAGGATTATGGACTTTTTCAGAAATATTTTATCTCAGTTGGTTTGGTGGTATGTCAAGAATGAACAACCGAAAATCGAGTTATTTTTCTCAGATTCCGAAGTTGACTTGCTACCCATCGGAAGGTCGGTAAAAGTGACGTTCGAATTTTCAGATATTCAAGAAAAGGAGTAAAGCATGGTATTTAAAAATTGGCAAGATGTAATCCTTCTGGTGATTATGCTCGTTGTGTTATTTCTTGGAGCGCCTGTCGTGCAGCTTATTAAGAACGCTCTGAGCGCTGCCGTCGGCAAGCCAGTAAAAGATAAGTGGGCGCTGCTTGTGACCGTTGTCGTGGCCGCAGGTCTGGCTCTGCTCGAAATGTGGTTGAACGGGATGCTCAAAGAAGTTCACTTGACCGTTGACAACTTCCCTGAATTTTTAACAACTGTTTTCTCGGTTGCTACTGTATACTATAAAGTTTTTATGGCGACTGATAAACCGGTTATCAATGTGTGATATAATATAGTCATCACGGTTTCATTTCTCTCCTTTCTATGGCAACTCCCTCCCCCCAAACTTGCGGAGGGAGTTTGCTTGTTAAATCCGCGTAAAATTTATGTATTATCTATTGACTTTAACATAACGATAGGTTATTATATATACATAAGACACGAGGAGATAAAAATGACAACAAACCTAATCACCCGCAAAAACAATAAAATGCAACTCAACGGAAACCTACTAACAGGAGAAACTTTTGAAATAAAAAGTTACATCAAAACTTACTTTGATGGAAAATGGGACAAAGAATCAAAGGGATGGATTGTAAATGTCGAGAAAGTTAATAACACGCTCGCGATTGCAAACAGTATCGGGTTAAGAATTGACGACACTGCCGCAACGACCGAAAAACAATCAACTCACTCAATGGTTTGGCAGCGAAACGGGGAATTGACCGAGGACTACTAAAACTAACATTCCCTCCCGGCGGGGACATACACCGGGAGAAAAGAGATAAAAATGAGATACCAGGTGATCGAGGATAACGGCGGCGGATTAAGCTTAATCGTATTTCGCGGCAAAAAAGTAATCTTTTCCCATTCAGGTTACGAGTACAACCAGGGCAACCTCACCGCCGATCTTGACGCGCTGGACGGTGGGGACGACACAAAATCGTGGGAAGGCAACTCAGAGACCCCCCAAAGCGACTATGACAAATTAACATCTTATGAATATGGCTGGAAAATTGTGGCTAGTGGATCAAACGGAAACCGCAAACTCTTAAAGGCCAACATGGGTCGCGCCGCACAACTGGAATTTAGTGTCTCAGACGAGGATAGAGACCTTGCCATTGCGGCGTCTAAAATGGGATCGATCAAAACAAAAAAGAAAGCGCGTTCATCCGCCGAGAATGGTAAAAGAGGCGGACGGCCAAAGAAAGTAGTATAATCAACTTAGTGTTTCACAAACCCCAATAGGATGCGCAGAGTGACCTAACGGGGTTTTTGTTGTATAATTAGTAAACAGTACCCGCCACGCTTAAGGCTCGGAAATGTAGAGTACAGCGGACCACGGCGGGTCATTTATTTAATGCTATAATTATTTTACGGGATGCAAACGCCGTATAACGGATAGGTTGGTGTCTGTGATTGACACGCCGGAAACATAACCGGCATAGAGATTGAGAGGATGAGAATGACAATATCAGGATGGATTGGCGTAGACCTTGATGGTACGCTTGCGGAATATCATGGTTGGAATAACGGTAAAATTGGTGCTCCAATTCCATTGATGTTAGAACGTGTCAAACAATGGTTGTCAGAGGGAATAACAGTAAAAATATTTACAGCACGCGCATGTATTCCAGAGGACATACCAAATATTAAGGCATGGCTTATTGAAAATGGTTTACCAGAATTAGAAGTAACAAACATGAAAGACTTCGCAATGATTGAGCTTTGGGATGACAGATGTAAACAAGTTGAAATAAATACCGGACGCGTTTTACATGATTAATCCGGTGATTGAATAGAGGCTGAATGAGTGAACTATCAAAGACTGACATATTATCTCTTGATTACGGCGGTAAAGTCGCTATGCTTGAAAAGGTCGGTCAAGAGATATTGAATACACAAATTGAGTTTAGCCAGGTTGCCGGTAAATATGCGGAATTGAAAGCAAATTTGGAAGTATTGAAACAAGTGAAGAGTGTGTTACAGTCAAGTATAAAGGCTGAAAAACAAGAAGGATTCTAATTGTAATACTACGAAAATACTACATAAATGACTGAAAAATTACAAGGTGGAATAACTGGAAAAGGATTCGTAAAGGGTGACCCGCGCATTAATCGGAATGGTCGCCCTAAAAAATTTGACCAGTGGAGATCACTTTTATTGGAGTTGGGGGAAGAGCCGGCCACAAAAGGAAAAGAGTTAATTAAGATACAAATACCTAAAACAGATAGAGCTGGACGGCCTGTTGTAGACGAGAAAGGGAATACCGTATTTATAGATCATTATGCCACAAACGCAGAGATGATAGCCCGTGCGTGGATGCGTGACCCAAAGAATCAAAAAGAGTTTATAGAAAACGCTTTTGGAAAACCGCCAGATCAAAACCTAATCGAGGAGTTGGAAAAGGAGCGAGCCAAGGGTGGTTATTTCTCAATACCGGCTGAATTAATCGCACCGGATTTTCTTAATTCTCATAGGGCCGTATTGAGTGGATTATATGATGAATTCCTTGAAGATGGAGGGCGTGGCTCTACAAAATCTACATTCTTTGGGTATGAAATTATTGCGTTACTGAAAAACAACCCAAACATGCACGCGCTTGCGATGAGACAAGTAGCAAACACATTAAGAATAAGTGTATACGATCAACTCAATTGGTGTATCAATCAACTCGGATTATCAAGCGAATTCAAGAGTACTATTTCTCCTATGCAGATAACATACATTCCAACAGGGCAAAAAATATATTTTGCTGGTAATGATGATCCGATGAATATTAAATCAATCAAACCTCCATTTGGATATATTGGTATTTTGTGGATGGAAGAAGTTGACCAAATAAAAGGCCAAGAAGCAATGCGTACAGTCGAACAATCAATCCGTGGTGGAGAAAAGATTTATAGATTTAAAGGGTGGAATACTTCAAAAACAGATAATAACTGGATGACAAAGTATGCTGCCGTTCCTAGTCCGAGACAATGGAGGCACCATAGTACTTATTTGACCGTTCCTAAAGAATGGCTTGGTCAACCGTGGATTAATGCTGCTGAACATTTGAAAGAAGTAAATCCAAAAGCTTATCAGCATGAATATCTTGGAATTGCAACAGGATCAGGTGGAAGGATATTCGATAATCTTGAATTGAGAGCCATTACAGACGAAGAAATAAAAACGTTTGATCACATTCATTACGGCCTTGATTTTGGGTATGCTCTTGATCCGCTTCATTGGGTTAAATGTCATTATGATGCAGGTAAAGAAATCGTTTATGTGTTCGATGAATTCAGAGCGCATAAAATGAAAAATAAACCGCTTTACGAAAACCTTGTAAAAAAGGGAATGACAAGAGACAATTTACTAATTGCAGATTCTGCGGAACCAAAATCTATTGCAGATTTGATAGAATATGGACTAAATGTTCGTGGTACTGAAAAGGGCGAAGGGTCTGTACGTTACGGGTTGCATTGGTTAGAAACGCGTGTTAAGATTGTTGTAGATAATGGGCGCTGTCCATTCCTTGCAGAAGAAATGTTAAATTATGAATTTGAGCAAGCAAAAGATGGTACATTTATAAGTGAGTATCCAGATAAAAATAATCATGGTATTGATGCATTAAGATACTCGTTGAATTTGTTGTGGCGACAACCTGGAAGGTAAAAATGACAGATTACGATAGGTACGTTCACGAAATATTTGAGAACGGAAAAAATGTTTTCGTTGTGGGTGAGTGGAATGATGAAGTTAAGAAATTCGTCTGTCATCAAAGACGATGCTTGGCCGAAGAAATGCGATTATCTGACAGTGTGGCAGAGCATTTGAGAGACAACAAATACCCCACAAAAGAGCAAGCATTAAGAAGGGCTAGGTTTATTTACGGCCCTCTCTCTCACATGGATTAATTATGTCGATATTTACCTGGTTAAAAGATTGGTGGTCAAAAATGTTTACTAAAGACACTATTAAATCTGCTTTGGGCGTTGACATTGACGTATCAACTCCGATGTTGGAAGCGCTGAAAACATGGAGCCTGGTTTATATTAATAAATCACCGTGGCTCGAAAACACAAAAATGCACTCACTTAATCTTGGAGCCACGATTGCCAGTGAAATAGCCAGGTCAGTAACAATCGAAATGAAAGTTACCCTCGACGGCAGCGCAAGAGCAAGTTTTCTCAGCGATCAACTTGAAGTAGTTTTATCGAAATTGAGAGAAAAAGTCGAACTGGGCTGCGCTCTCGGTGGATTGATGATGAAACCTTACGTAGTAAACGGTAACGTTGTCGTTGATTTCATGGGGGAAAATTCGTTTTACCCGGTATCGTATGATTCAAACGGGAATATTACATCGGTCGTGTTTGTGGATCGAAGAAAAGTTGGTGCTGCATGGTACACAAGGTTAGAGTATCACGACTTCAAAGAAAACAAATGCGTTGTAAAAAATTACGCATTCAAGAGTACCGAACAAAGTCAACTTGGAAACAGGGTGAGCTTAAGCGACGTTCAAGACTGGGCATTACTCGAAGAAGAAGCTACCATTGAGGGAATCGAAAAACCGTTATTTGCTTACTTCAGATACCCGGATGCGAACACAACCGATCCAAGTTCACCGCTCGGGCATTCATGTTTTGCGCGAGCAATCACACAACTTCAAGATGCTGACGAGATTTATACCAATCTTGTTTGGGAGTTCCATTCAGGAAAACGCAAAATGTACGTTGATCAACTGGCATTGAAAAAAGACGCAGTGACCGGTGAACCTTATTTACCAGACGATGATTATGTAAGAACGATTAACGCAACGGGTAATATCGGAGAAAACAATAAGTTATTTGCAGATTGGTCACCAGAATTCAGACAAGAAGCTATCAACGCTGGATTGAATTCAGTCTTAAAACGGATAGAGTTTTTGTGTGGTTTAGCTTACGGAACAATTTCAGACCCGGAAAGCGTTGATAAAACCGCCACTGAAATTCTCTCGAGCAAACAAAGATCAGCTGCCACCGTTGTTGATACTCAAAAGGCTTTGAAAAAGTCCCTTGACGACCTGTTGTATGCAATGTCTGCCTGGTGTGACATCGAGGGTCTCTCTACGAGCGGTATTTACAACGTCACTTATGATTTTGACGATTCTCTGGTAACTAACAAGGAACTACAAATGACGCAGGATCGGGCTACAGTTGGAATGAACGCAATGCCGCTTACAGAGTTCCTCATGAGAAATTACAACCTGGATGAATCAACGGCTAAAAGATGGGTTGAAGAAGCCGCCCCGAAAGTTGACGAAACCAGTTTATTCAGTGGGGCATAATCGTGCTATAATTTATTTGCAAGGGTGAGCTTGCTAAAAAAAACAGGTAACACAGCTACTCGTTATTGGGTCTCACCACCTGATAGCGAGTAGTTTTATGGAGGATAGAATGTTCCCAATGTGGAGAAAACAACATCGTAAAATAAAAGAATCAATAGTGAGAATAAAATATCTTGTGTGTTTTGTTGGAAAAACAACATCTGGCGATGATGTTGTTGGTAGAACTTTTTTTACACAAACAACAAGCGACGGTGCGCTTCCAAATGAAAAAGATTTTGAACTGTGGGATAAAATGATAATTGAAAATAATGGGTTTTCTAGCGTAACTGTTTTGTCTTTTCAAGAAATTAGTCTCGGTTGATTAAGGAGGAAAGAATGATAAAATTTGAAAAACCATACGAAGGACAAATTTTCCAGGGATGTTTGATGGACAAACCAGTCGAAAAGATTGCGCCGATGGATATGATAATTGCTGTTGGTTTTGGTGTGGCGCAAGTCACTAAAGACAATGAACTTGTTTATGTCGAGCGCCCAGACGAAGAGGAATATCACGAGCTTTCAGAGTTTGAAGAAATGGCAAAAAACGATCCAGACCATGATTGGCGCGTGCTTTTAGTTGGAGCGCTGCGAGAACGAGAATATCAGCGCCAAGGTGACGGGAAATGGGTTCTTATAAATTCAGGTATAGGTTTTGCATAGGAGGAAAGAATAAGTGAATTAAAAGAAAAGAAACTAAAACTTGATCATGATTTGACTTTTAAGATTTCAGAGTTAATCAATCAATTCAGACTTGATACTGGATTAAAAATAAAATCCGTAAACGTAAAAATGTATGAAGTCGGGAATAATATGAGTTCAGATTTCCTCATTGAAAAAGTTGAAACAGAAATAACTTTGTAGGTTATGAAAATGCCTAAAATAATATGGTTGCGTTGGCACGATTCAACAGAACAGTACGGATGGAAAGACTTGCCGCTATCGGACAGTGAATTTATCATTATAGAAACGGTTGGTTATCTTATTGAAGATAACAAAGACAGGATAGTAATAGCGCACAGCATTTCGAGCGCAAATCACGCAAACGGTGTATTGATTATCCCAAAAACAGCGATAATAAAACAAAAGTTTTTATATGGTTGATTATGCTACAATGAAATGAGGATGAAATGGAAAAAATAATAATCAAATTCGCAAATGAAGAGTTAAAAGATTTGTTCAAAGGCTGGATAACAGACGGGGGTGGTGACATTGACATATATAACGCTTATGACGGAATGGGTGGGGTAGAAGTGTGTGTTGATGATAATGATTTGTTGTCTGGTGGTGACAGCATTATTATCAGAGAAACGACTGAAGAGGAATAATGAATTCATTACATATTTGGAAAGCAAATTATAAATTCGTTTCTCGCGGTTCTACTACTGATACTGTCATAAAAATTGATGATGAGATTGTAATTACAAAATCAATTGATGCGGGAGAAGTTTTCAATACAATTAAAAATTTTGTTGAATTAAAATCAGCACAGTATGAGTTTATCCAATTAACTAAGTTGGAATATATCGGTAAATCTGAAATAATTGAGGAATAATGGAAACAACTATCGAACTAACAAACGATCAAATAATAGCAATCGTTGAGACGTGGGAAGAAATTAAACAGATGGTTTTAGAATTGTGGGAGCGCATCAAAGAGATTGTTATTAAATGGGCTAAAGAATTATGGGAGAAATTTGTCAAGCCTGTCATTCGTCATTTGTTCCTGCTTCAGTTGCTCGAATGGAAAATTCCTTTTAGGATGGCAATAATCTTGCAGAAAATCACGCCGTGGGTGTGGTTGCAAAAGATCGGTTTAAAGTATTGGAAGAAACGTTATAAAGGGTGGATACAGTGACTAAACCTTGCCAATCATTTGATTACAACTTCAAAAATGGAATGACTGTAAATATTGTTGTATGGGATGATAGACAGGCGTTTTTATTATATTCTCCCCATGATATATTAGAATGCTATGCGTTTTTTCATCCAGCTGAATATAAAGCTGAACAGTTACCAACCGGTGAATTAAAGCCGATTTTTCAAAAAGAAGTTGGGTCAATTCATCTTGTAAAAGGGGATTACGGTTCAGGGGTTATTACTCATGAATGTTGTCATGCTTGTGTTCAGTGGCTTCAAATGTCAGGATATAACATAAAAGACAATGATGAGGATTTCTGTTATGAAGTTGGAATGATGGTTAGTAAATTTTGGAAATGGCATTATGAATTACTTGAAGGCAGAATAGGTATGTCTTAATGCTCACCGCAGATCAACTCGACGTTCTCCCTAAGAATATCCTCGATTTGTACTACAAATACGAGGAAAGCATTATTAATGACATAGCCAGAAGAATAAGTAAAATGTCCTTTGATTCTGCGGCCTGGCAGGTTCAAAGACTGAACGAATCGGCTTTGCTTTATGAAGAAATTCTTGTAAGATTGTCGGAGTTAACCGGCAAGTCAGAGGTGGAATTAAAAAGAATATTCGATGGCGCCGGCGTGAAAGCGATGAGATTTGATGATTCGATTTACAAGAAAGCCGGACTAGAGCCATTGCCTTTGAACATGTCGCCGGCTATGGTGAATGTTTTGTCCGTTGGGTTACAGAAAACAATGGGGACAATGAGAAACCTGACACAATCTACGGCCATAACCGCGCAACAGTCATTTTTTGATGCTGCCGATCTTGCTTATACCCAGGTATCGACTGGCGCAATGAGTTACACACAGGCAGTCAGCGAAGCCGTGTTATACGTTGCTGATAATGGAATAAAGGTTATTAATTACGCTTCTGGAAGGCAGGATCAGCTTGATGTTGCAATAAGAAGATCTGTTCTTACTGGTGTTAATCAAACAGTTGGTGAATTGCAGTTGCAGAGAGCTGAAGAACTCGGACAAGACCTTGTAGAGACATCCGCACACGCTGGGGCGAGGCCTTCCCACGCTTTATGGCAAGGAAAGATATTCAGTCGATCAGGAAAGTCAAAGAAATATCCACCGTTTGTAGAATCAACTGGATACGGAACCATAACAGGGTTATTGGGGATAAATTGTCGTCATTCATTCTTTCCGTTCTTCGAGGGATTATCACAGAACGCATACGATGAAGCCACGCGTGAAGAACTGGCGAATAAAAAGGTAACTTATCAAGGCAACGAAATAAGCCAGTACGATGCTTCTCAGATTCAAAGAGGAATCGAAAGACAAATTAGATTCTGGAAAAGAAGAGAATCCGCCCTTGATGCCGCAGGTCAAATTTATTCACCTGAAGCTGTAAAAGCCATTAATAAAGTTGATATTTACCAAAAACAAATGAGAGCGTTTATAAAAGAGACCAAGCTTGACAGACAAAGAATAAGAGAGCAGATATGACATTAATAAGGTTTGGGTAAAAAGAAAATAAAACTCACATTTATCACGTGAGTTTTATATATGCGGTTTCGTTTTTTTATTTATAACTGTAATTGTTTTTTGGCCCACCGCTCTGCACCTTTTATTGTTTTGCCTTCCCACCTTATTCCGGTGATATCTCCATAGCCGTTTCTTGTGTTTACGTAAAGATTTGCCCAGACACACAAACCTTGCTTATTGATAACTACTGAACTGTTTCCGTTGGTGATGATCTTCGTCTGTCTCATTTTTCTCTCCTCGTTTGTTATAAATATAGTATACATCCTAACAATAGGTTAGTCAATGGTTTACACATTAAATCCGCGTAAATATGTCGTATACTACTAATATAAAAAAAGAGAGGTTACAAAATGAAATATCCCACTAAAAAAGAACTTGCGAAAGAATATGATGAGCACTATCTCAAGAATCCAAAAAAATGGAGCGGCGAGGCAAGAGATTTGTTTTGCGCTGACGTTGTAAAGAAATATAATCCCAAGTCGATCCTTGACGTTGGGTGTGGAACCGGGCACTCACTAAAAATCCTGGGTGAAGCGTTTCCAAAGGCCGAATTATTTGGTATTGATATTTCACCGGTCGGTTGTGAATTGGCAAAGCAAAACTCACGCGCAAAAATTGAAAATGTATTTCTGAATAAATACGATCCTGGCATTGTCTTTGATCTTGTAGTTTGTCTCGGAACAGTTGAGCATCTAAAAGACCCGCTCGAAAGCCTCAAAAAGATTAAGGAGCTTGGTAAGATAATTTACCTTGAACTTCCACATAACCTTTTATACTCAGAGGGAGAGGAAGGATTTAGACGGCTTACCACCAGGTCGCAGCAGCTTGAGTGGCATTATCCGCGCGAGAAGTGGGAAGAGATCATCAAAGAGGCCGGGTTTGAAATCGTTGAAAGTCTGGTTGGTCCAAATGCTGCATGGGAATTTATTTGGGTTCTTAGATAAGTATGAAAACATTATTACTAACAAGTCATTCTAAAGAAAGCACTTATTTGGCTAAGTTAAGTAAAAGTAATCATTGGGAGTATAGTTCTGCTAGAGGATATGACTACCTTGTAAAGCGTGAAGAATGGTCTGAGCTTCTAAAAAGACCTTATCAGGCAATTGAAGATTTATTACCGTTTTATGACAATATTCTCCTGGTTGGCAGCGACGTGTTGTTTACAAATTTTGACAAAGGTGTTGAAGATATTGTTAAAGACGGAGATAATATCATAGCCCCAAGCGAATTACCCAACAGTCGAACAAAATTAAATATGGGTGTTGTTATTTTTTGCAACACCCGCGCAACTTTTGATCTAATTAATCTTATTCACGAAAAACACGATGAATGGATAAATATGCCGTTGATTATCCAGGGATGGCTAGATAAAAATCACGAATTGCCCGTTGTAAAAGACACAATCCGATTGGTTGACGGAAAGGTAATGAACAGCACTTACAAAACAAGAGGAAACCAAAATTGGAAACCCGGTGATTGGCTTGTACATTTCTACGGAAGAAAGCATACAGAAAAGCCTACGGTTATGAAAGAGTTTATAAGGCATTATCTAAAATGAGATTTTTCATCAATCACTACCAACTAAAAAGTGAACCGTACAGACAGGCGATGCTTGATGCCGGGCACACTGAAGATTCAATTAATCCAGACGTAGTTCTTTATGATCGGGATTGGCTTATCCATAACGATAATCACCCACGACCTGAAATACTAAGATACCCAAACGCTAAAGTAATGATCTATCCGCATTCTGCGTTACCGCCGTGGTGGTATGATGGACTTGTACCTTTACAGGATTACGTCAAGTGTGTATTTGTGATTGGTGAAGGCCAAAAACGCGCTATGAAAATAATTGCACCAAACGCCAGGGTAGAGACTACTGGCTGGCCGTGGAGCCGTGTGTCTTGTTTTCAAGCAAATGAAATTCATAATATCTTGTTTGCGCCAATTCACCCGGCTGGCGGACGGTTACGACCTGAAGCCATAGAGGCCAATCAAGCAATCATGCAAGACTTGAAAAAACTCGACAAGTCAAAATACAAAGTGACTATAAGATTTATTGAATCGAGAATCAGACAAGGACTTGATAGAGACGCGTCTTTTACGTGGATTCGCGGGGTTCCAGATAACAGCACTACAGATATTGATAACGCGGATGTAGTCATAGCCGAAGGAACAATGATGTACTTGGCTGCTGCGCGAGGTAAGCCGGTTATCGGAATAAATCAACACTTACCATGTAGGGCAAACAAAATGAGTGATCGGTATGTGCCTCATAACTGGGATAAATACGGTCAAGACATTGCATATCCTATAAATTATGGTGATGCTCCATTATTGGAGTTATTCGAACGAGCTATGAAAGAGCAGACACAATGGAGAAAAGACTTTATAGGTGATCAGATTGATTCAAAGAAGTTTGCTAAAAAAGTCGTGAAAGTGTGGCGCGAAAATGAGTAAAGAAATGCTATCATTTCTTAATTTAATTTACTCATTGTGCAAACAGTTTGTAAGTTGGTACGATAAAAACATCAAGAAGAATTGAGGAGAAAATGAAACAGTCAACTAATTTAGCAATCGCAAGCTGGTTAAGTGTTATTGTTTTGGCGTGGTTGTTTATTTTGAGGGTTATTGAATCAGATTGGTTGTCGTGGTTATTTTTTGGGTTCTTCTTTGTTGTTGCTGTATTTTCGTCAGCGATTTCTTCAAAGAAATGATGTATAATTGTAATTGCATTGGTGAAGCAGTGCCGACAAATTGAGTAACACTATCATCCGTTTTCAGGGCTTCACACCTGGGAACGGATGATTTTATAATAGGATGAAATGAGCTCAACTGAAATTTACTACGTTACGCAAAATAGAAGAGTGCGCGGATATGTCGATATTAGAAATTCATGGCGCGGCGCTATGTTGGTTTGGTCTAACTTATGGAAGAAATATTTGTATGATGATCAAAAAGAAAAGAGTAAATTGACCGGCGCTTATGTTGTGGAAACCCCATTTGGTGAAAAGGATATGGAGTTAGTGTGTGCGCTGTTTCAAGATAAAAAAATTCCTGAATATGAACGCGCGGTACTTGGTTCAACTTTTGATAGGGTTATTCTTGAAAGACAATACTTTCAAAGATTCTATGATGATATTCTGAAATATGCTGAATTTTATCCGGTTGGTTCTTTAATTATTCAGGCGCAAGAAATTTTGAAGTTATCTAAAAAGAAAATAATCGGCGTGTTTTGGAATCAAACAAGCGTAAATGCGGATGTTGTCGATATGTTCAAAGAAACACTAAAAGAAAATAACGAGTGGTATTTATATCAAGAAGTTGAAAAAATAACAAAGTCATAAAAAATGATGTATAATTATTAGTGTCAGGATAATACCGGACACAATAAACAAAATGGGACGGTAATACGCCACGTTTGAGAGAAATCTTGAACGTGGCTTTTATTTTATCAAAAATTGAGATTTGCAACTCGTACAAAAGGGCAAGCGCATGTCGGACGTAACCGCTCGTTAAAAAAATCGTAGCGCGAAAAAAAGAAAGGGTAACCATGAAACGGTCTGATCTGGAAGCACTCGAACTTAGTAAGGAAGCGATTGACGCGATTATGAAATTACATGGCGCCGATATTGAGACTCATAAGTCACAATTGAAAATCGCAGAGGATGATGCCAAGGTTATTCAAGGTCAACTTGATGAGGCCAACAAAGCGATTGACGGATTCAAGAAACTTGACCCTGAAGGTATTCAAAAAGCCGCCGATGATTATAAACAAAAAGCGGAAGCCTTCAAAGCGGAAGCCGAACAGGCCAAGAAAGACGCCACCGCTGAAATTGAAAAATTCAAGTTTACCAAAGACCTTGAATCAGAGTTAACCAGTGTTCACAAAGTAAAAGACGCTTCGGATGTTCTGCCTAAGTTGAATCTTGAAAAAATCCAACGCGGCGAAGGTGAAGTTAAATTCATTGGCCTTGACGAACAGATCAAACCACTCAAAGAAACAAAGAGTTACCTTTTCGATGACGGAAAACCAACGCCCAAGATTGTCGCGGGCACAAGAACTCAAACCGGGAACGAACCATCTTTGGCAAGTGCCATTGCTGATCAACTCGGAATCAAACAATAAGGATAAATATTATGGCTATTACTTTAGCTGAAGTGAAAGGTCTTTCACAAGACAAACTTACTCCATTTGTCATTGATGAATTTCGTAAGTCTGCGCTCCTGGAAGCAATGGTGTTTGATAATACCGTTAAACCGCAGGGCGGACAATCAATGTCTTACGTGTATAACCGTGTTACTACACAGCCAACCGCCGCAGGTCGTGCCATTAATAGTGAGTATGTGGCGCAAGAAACAAAAACCACCCCCTATACCGTTAACCTTAAAACTTTCGGTGGTTCATTTGAGTTGGATCGTGTGATTATTAAGCACGAAGTACAGATCATTCAGCATGTCCAGTTCCAGCTTGAACAGAAAATCAAAGCGACCCGCGCCCTCTTTGCGGATTGGTTCATCAACGGCGATGAGGACGACAGCTCTTTGCAGTTTGACGGCCTTGATGTTGCAATCACTGGGTCAAGCACGGAATACACTCCCGCCGCCGATATTGACTTGTCAAGTTCCGCGAACATCGACAGCAATTGGAAAGTGTTCCTGGACGCCCTTCGTCGCACCCGTGCCCTCATGGACGGCGCTCCCACTCTATACATGATGAACAGCGACATGTACTCTGTGTTCCAGAGCGTCATGGATAGAGCCGGTATCAACCTGTTGAGCAAAGAAAACTTTGGTGACGAGGTATCAATGTGGGGGCCATCTATGGTTATGAGTCTCGGTGACAAACCTGGAACTTCAAACCCGATCATCCCTACCACCGCAGGCGCCACAAGCATCTATGCGGTTCGTATCGGTCTGGACGGTGTTCATGCCGTAACTCCAGAAGGGACAAGCGTTATCGAAACCTACCTTCCTACCATTACCGACCCTGGAGCTGTGAAGAAGGGCGAGGTTGAAATGGTTGCCGCAATGGCAGTCAAGGCCACTCGCTCTGCCGCCGTTCTTCGTGACATTGTCATCAACGAAGATACATCTGAGTAAAGGAAATGGGGCGGGGTAACTCCCGCCCTATAAAAAATGACAACCTCCTACGTTGATTTCACGTACTATTCAACAACCTATCTAGGAACTGCGATAACCGAAGCCGCTTTTCCTCAATTGGCCTTGCGTGCGTCTGCTATCATAGATAACCTCACATTCCAACAGGCCGCAGACCAAACAGATGCGGACGTAATTGACTTAATCAAGATGGCGACGTGTGCAGTAGCTGAAACAATGCAGACAATCAACGATAATGGCGAAGTTGGAGGTATCAAGTCAGAGTCAGTAGGAAGCCATTCTGTTACTTACGCCGATAATGCGGAAACGATGAAAAGCATTTCACAAAAATACTCCGATTCAGCAGCGACCTACTTAATTTCAACAAACTTGATGTATCGAGGGTTTTAATGCGTTCAAACACTTCTATGACACTTTACAACAAGGTATCTGGTACAGAAACATACCAGAGAACCGTTATATCTGAGGTAGAATGGGAGAATCGCAAAGCAGTTAACGGAACAAAACAGGGAAAATTAGCCGATAACACGGCTCGTGTTTTTGTGTGGTTTGCGAAGTCAGAATATGCCAATTACTTGAAGCCAAAAATCTGGCAAGCGCTCACTACAAAAACGGGTAAATGGACACTTTCTGAATGTGATGTAATCGTAAAAGGAACCGTCACAGACGAAATACATCCAGCAACTCCATCCGCTGCCGCGTTTACCTTGACAAACCTTAAAGCAAAGTATGATGATGTTCTTGTAATAACATCGGTTGATACTAATGACTTAGGGTCGTTTGTTATGAGACATTTCGAGGTTGGCGCAAAATGAAACCGATCATTGAAACCCCAAGAGGAGCAATCTATAAGACAGGCAATACCACTTCCAGACTTGTTTGGAATACAAACTTTCAACCAAAATGGCAAGGTGGATATTCACGCGCTCAGATATTTATTGATAGTGAGGTTTTGCGTTTAAGTGAACCATATACTCCGTTACTCACAGGAACTATGATCAAATCAAGCCAACTTGGAACCGTGCCTGGTGAAGGTGTTGTCTCATGGATAGCACCTTATTCTCGAAAGAGATACTACACTCCTAGAAAATCACCCAGTACCACAGGGCCATTACGCGGGCCATTTTGGTTCGAGCGCATGAAGTCTGTTTGGAAAAACACAATAATTGCAGGCGCTAAGAAATTGGCCGGTATATCATGACAATCATAGAATCTTTGCAAACCTACATCAAAACATACAGCGGTCTTAAAACTGGCCGGCCAGTATGGGTAAACTTTCTTGGGTCTGAACCAACTGATTATTCGATTGTGCCTTTACAGGGAACTAAGATTCTTGAATCTTACTTAAATGGCACAAAGATTATGAAGTATTCATTCGCTCTCGAAACAATGGAGAGCACAGCGGATGACTTAACCAGGTTACAGAATCTTGGATTCTACGAGGCGTTTTCGGATTGGCTTGATTCGCAGACAAAATCAAAGGAGCTTCCAATTCTCGGAGAGGGTCAAACCGCTCAAAAAATTGAAGCCGTAACCGGCGGATGCCTAATGGAAACAAGCACCAGCGAAACAGGTAGATATCAAATAATTTGTGATCTGGAATATCGTCAGGAAAAAATGACAGAAATTTCAGAATAGGAGATAATCATGTCTGAACGAGATGAATTTGCAACTTTTATTGATGTAGGAACTTCCCCTACAAAGGACTATGTTCTTTTGGGAGAAGGAATAAGTTCCGCGCAGATTGACTATAACCCGCAGACGACAACTGAGACGTATATCAATCAGCGGTCAGGAACTACGACCGTTGACAGTTATCAACCAGTTATGTCTGTCGATGCGAAACACATCGAAACAGACGAGGCGCTTGATTTTCTTGATACATTAAGAAAAACAAGGCCAGTTGGTGACGACGCTAAAAAACACATTGTTAACGTGTGGTTATATGAAACGCCAGTTTTGGGAGAATACCCAGCAGAAGAACAGGAAGTTAATATTCAGTTTGATTCATTTGGTGGAGCCGGAGGAGCTAAAAACGCAATGTCCTGTAAGCTCAATTATGTTGGGGATCCGGTACAGGGTACTTTCAACCCAACCACATCAACTTTTACCGCCGCTTCTGAATAAACACAATCCCGGTCGAAAGACCGGGAATCTATAAGGAAAATCATGCAACCTATTGAGATTAAAACCAGTCTTATACATATCCCGTTAATTAGGGACGGTGTAAAAACCGGTGAAGTTTCGTTCAATCCTAACGACAATGTTTTCTTCGAAACGTTCTATGCAATGATCGGAGAGTTTGAAGAAAAGGAAATTGAATACAAACGAAGAGCCAAAGAACTTGATAATAAAAACAGTAAAGAAAATCCACTTGCTAGCATAGCAGATGGAATTGCTTTAAGGCGCGAATCTTGTGAATACTTCATGGATAAGATTGATGAATTATTTGGGGAGGGCACTGCAAAGATGGCATTTGGAAGTACGCTTGAGCCTGAAGTTATTGGTCAATTTTTTGACGGCATCAAACCTGTGTTCTTTGAAATTCGCAAAGAGAAAATGAAGAAATATACAAAAAAAGAATCTTCCACTGAAGATACCGTCAACCAAGAAGTGTTTGACAGAATAAACAATAAATTGGCTAACAACTTAACTAATAAATAATGAATATTTTATTAGATGATCTTCCAGAAACAATCATTATTGAAGGGGTTAAATATCCTATTAATTATGATTTTAAGTCATGTGTAAAATCTATCATGGCGTGGGAAGATAAAGATTTAACTGGTTACGAAAAGCAGCTTATCACTGTTGAAAATCTTTATAGGGTAATTCCTGAAAATCTAGACCTGGCAACTAAAGAAGCGGTTAATTTCTTGAATGGCGGAGAATTTAACGAGGGAGAAAAAAGCGAAAAAGAGTTAAGGTTTTATTCGTTTACAAAAGACGCAAATTTTATTTATGCAGCAATCAAGCAAACGCACGGCATTGATCTAACGAGTGAAAATATCCACTGGTGGAAATTTATTGCTCTTTTTATGGATATAGGAAGCGAAACTACATTCTGTGGTTTGACAGGATTAAGAAAACGGGTAAAAACGGGAAAGGCTTCTAAAGAAGAACTTGAAATGGCGCTTGAAATGGGTTCAATATTTGACATACCGGATATTGATAAACGAACGCCAGAAGAAAAAAGACGATCTAACGAGTTTAGATCAAAACTAAAAAGAAAAGTCTTAAGCGGAGCTTCATAATGTTTTATGACGGATCAATAAATATTAACACCAAGATAGATGAAAAGGGATTTAATACAGGAATCTCAAAACTTACTAACAGTGTAAGAAATTTTGCCGCTGCCGTTGGTATCGCTTTTGGTGTTAGTCAGATCGTAAAACTTACCAAAAATGTGCTATCTTTGGGGGCTGAGTTTTCACGTCTTAAAAAATCTGCTGCTCTTGTTGGTGAAATGTTTGGATATACAGATAAGCAAGTTAATACACTCGTGACCTCTCTGATAGATTCTGGTATTCAAACGGACGCTGCCGCAAATTCTTTTACAAATTTTGCGAGAAACGGTCTAGACACTTCTTTGCTCCCGTCTTTAGCTAGAGGGGCGCAAGATTTAAATGCATTTAGCGAATCTGGAGAAACATCAACCGATATGTTCAATCGGCTCATGAATGGAATACTTGAACTTAATCCATTGATGTTGAGAAACGCCGGGTTGGTTGTTGATTTAGACGCTGGGTACAAAAAATGGGCAAAAGCGAATAAAACCACCGTTGACGCTATGTCTGGTCAACAAAAACAGGAAGCAGCTTTAATCGCAGTTACAGAACAACTCAAAACAGTAAACGGTCTCTATGAGTTGTCGCAAAAAACGGCTGCCGGGCAAATGTCATCGAACATACGTATTATGACGGAACTAAAAGCGTCTATGGGTGAATTGTTTGAAGGTCCGCTTTATACTCTTATAAAAGGTTTTAATACTTTGATTGTCGCAATCACCTCTTCAATACGCGTTGGCGGGAAATTGCGTGAAACCTTTATTGATCTGGCGGCAATTGCTCAATTTTTAGCTAATGGACTTGTATCTTTATTTCAATCAATCGCTTCTTTTTTGGGTTTATCCGTAGAAACATCTAAACAAGTTGCCGACAACGCCGCCGATTCAAAATCATCTTTAGCTGAAGCCGCAAATTCAGCCGGCGATTTAGCTGATAATACGACTGCCGCCGGGAAAGCGGCTAAAGGAGCGTTAGCATCATTTGATGAATTAAACGTATTAGCACAACAAGATACAAGCACTTCAGATACCGGAACTTCCGGCACGTCCGTTGTACCACTATCGGTTGATACGACACAAATAGAAACAGGACTTGATTCTTTACAGGCTAAAGTTACAGCGTTTAAAGATTCTTTTCTAAAATTTATTCAACCAACTATTGACGCATTTAATAGATTAAAGACTGCCCTTGTTCCACTAGGAGAAACAATCTGGTCTGGTTTAAAGTGGGCATGGGATAATATTCTTGTTCCTTTTGGGTCATGGGTCATGCAAGATGCGGTTCCTGTTTTTCTCGATTTGCTGGCCGGGGCGGCTACACTATTAAATACTGTGTTGGAAACGCTTAAGCCTCTCGGTATTTGGTTGTGGGAAAACTTTCTTCAACCTTTGGCAGATTGGACGGGAGGAGTAATTATTGATATTCTTAATGGACTGGCGACTGCTCTTTTAAGTATAAGTGACTGGATAAACAATAATCAGGTAGCCTTTCAAACAATGACGATAATAGTTATTGCGTTTTTTGCAGCCTGGAAGATTGGTGTATTTATTGGAGATATTGTAAATTTGGTGACATACTTAGCAATTGCTACTGGGGCGTTTATCGCAAACACGGTGGAGTTGTGGAATAACGTTACTGCGTGGATAGCCAATACGGCGGCAAAAGTCGGAAACGCGGCAGAGACAGTTATTATTGCGGCTTTGTTGGCCGGGGATTTTATAAAAAATATTATCGTTTCTGCAATAAATATCGGCATAGAAACCGCTATGTGGATAGCCAATACGGCGGCAAAAATAGCTCAGGCTGTAGCTCAACTTGCAGTAAATATTGCGGTTGGAGCCTGGAACGTAATTGGAGCTATAGCATCTGCTGTAACGTGGGCTTTTGGCGCGGCTATGGCTTTTCTGACTTCTCCAATATTTCTTGTGATTGCTGCGATTGTAGCAATAATTGCGATAATTGTTTTATTAATAAAGTACTGGCCTGAAATAAGCGCTGCTGCCGGTAAAGCCTGGGATTGGATAAAATCAATTTGGGGTATTGCATGGGATTGGTTCAAGGGGAAAGTTATTGATCCTCTTGTGAATGGATTTACTTCAGCGTTGAACTGGATAAAAACAGCTTTCCATGATGCGTTTGAGTTTATAGGAAATTTTGTGAGGGGATACATCAACATTTATCTGTCGATCATAAACGGTTTTGTGTCTGGTGTGGTTTGGGCTATTAATGCTGTAATCGGAGCATTAAATTCAATTCACGTTTCTATTCCAAGTTGGGTTCCAACGATAGGCGGCAGGTCTTTTGGTGTAGATATACCAAAAATAAACTATACACCTATACCCTATCTTGCTACGGGTGCGGTAATTCCTGCAAATGCACCGTTCGCCGCAATTCTCGGAGATCAGAAATCAGGAACAAACATCGAGGCACCTGAAAGCCTTATCAGAAAAATAATTCAGGAAGAAATGGGAAGCCAAACTCCTCAGCGAATAACTATCGATTTTGGAAATTCGTCATTATCTACATTGATCAGAACGCTTAACCCTGTAATTAAGCAGGAAAACGACCGAAGAGGTACAAGTTTACTGGACGGAGTTTCATGATAACCATAGATTCAACACAATATGACATTGATATAATTTCTTGCAAAAGAACAGCTGACGTTTTAGACAAAAGCGCCGAGAGAACGGCGGATGGAAAACTACACCGTCAAATTATAGGCGTGTATTACAATTTCAAAATTCAATTTGCCTTTGGTGCAGATACGTCTGTATACAATGCACTTTTCACAAAATTAAGTGAGCCTAAAGAATTCCACACCATTATTATCCCTGGGGGATACACTTTTTCTGCGTATATCGCATCTGTGAGTGATGATATGGCAAGAATAGAAGGAGATACTGTTTATTACAGAAACTTGTCTGCGAGCTTTATCGCAGAAGAACCGGCCTTGACCCCATGATAACTACTCCGACTATCACATTAACCGCCGGAGAAACTACATACACTTTTACCGGTAGTCAAATAATTTCAGCATCGTTGATCGAGGAAGTTAACCCGGTTAGTATAGAAATTCCTTACAATGTAATTGAGTTTGAGATCATCAATTCAGATATTGATTTTTCAATGTTTTCTGGGAGCCTATTATCTGAAAGACTTCCAGTAATGGTTTACGAAACAAAAGAAGAAACCGAAATCTTTATAGGTAAATTTTATCTTGATACATGGAAGAACGAATCAGAATACAAAGTATCTTTTAGGGCAATAGACATTTTAGGTGTTCTTGCGTCCACAGATTATGATGGTGGGTTTTGGGAAACTCCAACAGCGCTCGAGGAAGTAATTTATGATATTCTCGCGCCCCAGGGAATTTCATATACTATTGACGATTCAATCAAAGACGTAGAAATATCCGGCTACAATCCGTCTGGTGATTATCGAAGTGCCATTCAACAGGTGTGTTTTGCTGCGCAATGCGTCGTTTCAACTGCAAGAAGCGATAGGATTAATTTTTATCCGGTTTCGTTGCCGGTTGGAGCTTATACAAAGAAAATCCACGATAGTGAAAAGCTACAATCTGAGCCTATTGATCTTTTATCTCTGGTGACAAAGATTGAATTAATTTCACATGATTACACAAAAACATCAACTGACATTCAAACAATTTTTTCACAGTATCTTGAGATCGGGTCTCATAAAATAGTTTTTGACCAACCTTACTATGATCTTGTCATAGATGGCCCAGGATACACACCGTATGTGCTAGGCGATGAAAGTGGAAATTATATCGTTACCGAAAATGGGGATTATATCGAAATCGGCGGACAATATACTTTAGATTCGAACGCGCTTTACATGGAACTACAAGAAGCGGGGACTGTAACTGTAACCGGTTATGCCTATACGGACAATAAAAAATCGTTTATTTTCAATGAAACAATTACATCGAGTTCATCAAATAAAAAGACGTGTAAGTTTTCATCTGCAACTATGGTCAGTTCGTCTTATGCCGAAACGGTGCTTGACAACTTAATAGATTATTACCGATTGAGATATGAACAGGTATTAACTCTATTGCCTTCTGAAGTAGAAGTAAGAGACATTCTCTTATCCGGGACATTTTTTGATACAAAAATACTCGGGTCGATCAATAAAATGGAAATAGACTTAACCCGTGGGTTCCTGTTAAAATCAACCTTGTTGGGAATAGAACCGGTCTATGTAGAACCAGAAGAACATCCGACAAGGCTACCAAGAACTGGTATTGCTATCTGCGGTGCAGATTTGACGTATAATAATAGATGGAGAAATTATTTATAATGGAGTATACAAATGGCTGATCCTACCTTAATTAAATTATCTGACCTATTGGCAGACCCTAATACAACCTTAACGAGTATTGATACGGGGGATATTATTCTTGTTTGGGATTATTCTGAAACTATTGATACGCGTAAAATAAAAGTAATTACACAATCAAACTTAATGAAACTTGTCACGGAAACAGCCAGACAAGCGGTAGTATCAAGCCAGGCGGCCGGAGATATTTTTTATGCTTCAAGTGCAACGGCTTTAGCAAGATTAGCAAAAGGGAATAAAGGTAACGCTCTGGTAACTAATGGTAGTGGAGTTCCAGCATGGAATACCAATTATGGTATTATGGCAATTGCGGTAAGGGCTTCCACAGATCAAACAATACCCGCTTCAACGTGGACAGACATCGTTTACGATACAGAAAATCACGATCACGATGGAATGTTTGATATGGGTTCGCCAAGTATTTTTACAATTCAAACCGATGGAATGTATTTATATGGCATACAAATGGAGTTATACGTTTCAGACCCTGGTTCTTATAGTTTTAATCAATTAAAAATTAAAGGAGATCGTGAATATACAGAAACAAGGAAAAACACTGTTATTCAATATATTGGAAAGATTGGATTTGATTATCTAACGGCAGGAAATACAATTAAAGCCAGTATTTTTCAAGATTCGTCAGTTAGCGCAACTGTTTATGCAAATACTTGTTGGATGTGGGCAATAAAATTCACATGAAAAAATTAAACTTCCTGATTGCGTTTTTATTCTTTTTGAGCCAATACGCTGAGAGTAATTTTTATGCTCCTGCGATAAATTTAATCATGTGCGATTCACGAGAGAACTGTTACCATGAGGCAGCGCATAAATATGATCATCTTATGGGGGACATAAGCAAAACGCAAGAATGGCAACAGGCCGTAGAAGAATATCGCTCTACTGCTTTTTATGGTTATACGGATGCAAAAGATGTTCCTTTTGAAAAAGTAGACCTGGTGTTCTTCCCTGGAATTGGAAGAGAAAAGATTCCAGATTTTAACCCGTTCAACAACTCGTTTGGAGGGTGGGGAAACTATACAGAGTTTTACGCAACAGTTTCTGAGTATTCAAATGGGGATATTAACAATATTCCAGAGAATCTTAGAAAATTTTACGATATGAACGAGATCGGAAAAATCGTGAAAGGTCTTGGGTATTAATGGATAAAAAATATACAAAACCCGACGATTGGGTTGATGAAGTTCTCGCAAGTGATCCTGTTTATAACATTATTGATCCGAGCGACGATTCTATCATTTATGAAGATGTTGATATAGCCAGATCGACAGAAGTTATAACTAGTGGAACTGGTGTTACAGCAGAAAGAATGAACAACTTAGAGACAGGGCTTGACGGTGTTGATACTGCATTGTCTCTATTAACTTCGCTCACTGTAACAGCAACTGCCGCCGGTACTACTACTTTAACAGTATCTAGTGATCGAATCCAACAGTTCACAGGTACAACCACTCAGACTATTACACTGCCGGTCGTTTCTACACTTGAATTAGGGGATTGTTTTACAATCATTAATTCAAGCACAGGTATATTAACAGTAAATTCATCCGGTGGGAACCTTATTAAATCAGTCCAACCGGGCACAACGTGTCAGTTTATTTGCGTAGCAATAACGGGTACAACCGCTGCAAGCTGGAAATATCCGAGCTACGATCCTGCTCAAACGATTCATGGCGCTGTAAACAAAACAACCCCAGTTGATGCTGATGAAGTCGGTATATGGGATAGCGTAACCGGATTACTTAACAGATTGTCGTGGGAGAACATCAAGGCCACGCTAAAGACTTATTTTGATACGTTGTATCCACCAATTACTCAAAGTGTGTTTTTTCCTCCTGGTAGATTAAGCTTAGAATCTGGTGTCCCAGTTAGCACAACAAGTCAGACAAACAAAACAATGCTATATTATGTATTGATGGCTGGAAAGTTAGTAAGACTCTATACTGGTACGGCGTGGGTAATAAGATCAATTAATTCGGAATTATCACTTGATGTCTCTGGATTTACTGCATCGACTATGTATGACATTTTCTTGTACGATAATGCTGGAACGCCTGCTTTAGATTCAGCTTCTACTAACAGAACAACTAACCTTCCGTTTTTTGAAGGCGTAATGACAAAAAGCGGGGATACTACAAGATTATATATTGGTTCTATATACATGGATTCTGGCAGCAAATTACAAGAAACGACTTCAATCAGTTCAATTTTCAACATGTACAATCCAGTAAAGAAACGTCTGTATTGTTTTGATACGACCGATTCGTATACATATTCAACCACCACTATGCGAGCCGCGCATGAAGATACAACCGATGGAATAGGGCGTGTTTCATGTGTAGTTGGCTATTCAGTTAATTCTGTTTCTGTAAGACGTAGACAAATGTTTTCCAATGACACAGCTACTGTTGTAGCCACTATTGGAATTGGAATTGACTCTACCTCTGTAAACAGCGCGCAAATTGGTTTAGCTACCCAAGTTTCATCTGCTAATTTTTTGGCTTTTGCAGAGTGCGAATATGCAGGATATTTGGGGGTTGGTTATCACTATATCCAACAGCTTGAAAAAGGTGGTGATGCTGGGGTTACAACTTGGTTTGGCGATGCCGGTGTTTCGAATAGGCAATCTGGCATGATTGTCGAGATGGTAGGATAAGGAGTATCAGATGGAATTTATTGATTGCTCGAAATGGAACGGCCCTTTTGATTGGCAAAAGTCAGTCAATAAAGGCGTTGAAGGCGCATGGCTAAAAGCATCCGGTTGCGGTATCGGTGGTAATTACGTCGATTATCGTTTCAAAGAAAATAGTCAATCGTGCCCGTTGCCTTATAAAGGGTCATATCACTACTTTGATTATGAGGGTAGAAAATCCGGGGCCGATCAATGTAAATTTTTCTTGGATACAGTAGGAAATTTCGGAAATCTGCGCGGCGTGCTTGATTTAGAGGACAATTCAGGACATGGGTGGGTAAAACTGTCAAGTGTAATGGGTAACGCAATGAAAGAAGCGTTGTCCTGGGTAAATCAATATTTTCTCGAGTGTGGTCATTGGCCTATTTTATATCTAAACACTGGGCTAACAATTTTGCAGCAATGGACTGTTACTGGATACAAATATACTTTTAGAAATTTCACAGAGTGTCCGTTGTGGGTTGCGAATTATAACGATATTCAAGTGCCCCCTACTGGTGCTTGGGAAACTTATGCCGCGTGGCAGTGGACTTCTGGCGGTGACGGTTTGGCTTACGGGAACTCTCCAGGTAATGTTTCAATTGATTTAAATAGAATTAATAATCTGAATGCTTTATTGAAACCAGGTATCACAATTGAAGACCCTGTAATCATACCGCCTGTAGTAGTTGATTACACTGACAAACAAAAATTAGACATACTTTGGGAAGCGTACAAAACTTATACTAAATAGAGGTGATTATTGATGGCTACGTTTACGGTGCAGGACAAAAAACAACTTTTAGAACATGATGATTTTATCAACGGGAAAGAACCATCTGGTAAAGACGGGGCTAAATCCAGATTGTCTATGGTGGAAGAAACACTAATGCGCCGTGACAAAGCCTCGAATTATTTGATCGGCATGTCTATCTCTGTGACTGTGGGAATAATTTTGTGGTTGATAACCACTTTGCTTCCGAGGTTAGTTGCGGACATCGGCAACATGTATGTGGTAATGAGATAAATCAAATGGTATAATTAATTAGATTTGGATAGCGTTTATCTATGATGGATCGTGGGTTCACGGTCGCAAAAACTTTCCGTATGAGTTTACCTCCGGGGAGTTTTTGTTTTTTACAGATTTTTTACGCACACTCCATGAAATACGTGATAATATATTTGTATCAGCAACTAACGAGTAGGCATTTGAGGTAACGGAACCGGAGAGATATGTCTAAAGGGCAGCACCTAGGAAAAC